CTCATCGTTTCTCCAAAGAAATGGGGCGGGAACCGAAGCCCCCGCCCCTAGTTTCTCACCGCCTGGGATTAGGTGGTGATAAGGTCGGCAATCACGCCGTGCGCCGCCTCGTTGCACATTTCGAGGGCGTATTCCGCCACGATGAACTTGCGCATCGAGTCGCCGGTCTTGGCGAGGTTTTCCGTCTTGAACGGACGCAGGTAGGCCATCTTCACGTATTCCGGATCAAGCACGAACGCGGAGCGTTCACGCGAGAAGCGGTTCGGCACCACCTTGAGGTCGCCAAAATCCGACGCATACAGCGAGGCCGCAGCCTGGATTTTGTCTTCCCCGATGTTCTGGCGAGCCGAAGAGCGGCCAGTGAACGCCGAGACATACTGCTTGTTGACCGGGCCGACCATGAGGACGGACGGTTCGCCACCGCTCGACCAAACGGACTGAATGACGGATTTCAGCAGGGTCTCGGTAAAGGCCCGCTTGTCCGTGTTATCCGTCGCCGCTTGGGTCGGGCCGGTGGAATCGGCGCCGGTCGTATCGGTCGAAGAGCCGCGCGATGTGTTCGTGGTCAGGAACGATTCCAGGGAGCGGGTTTTGCGCGCCGTGGTCGTAGCGCCCGCGTTATAGCCCTGGTTCTGCGTGACAACGCTCTCGATGTCGCGCTTAAGTTCCTTCGCACGCTTCGCCAACTGATAGGCGACTTCCGAACCGCGCCCGGCCTTGTCCACGACCTCTTGCGTGCCGGTGATGGCAAGCGAGGCAGCGGAAATCTGGCAATAGTTCTGCACGCGGGTCGTCGCCGTGCTGGCGGCGGGCGTGATGTCATTGCCTTCAAGCTGCGCGTTGGTCGAAGAGGCCGAGGCCAGGGAATCGGTCTGCCATTCGTGCAGGACCGCCGTGGCCTTGCCCTTCTTAGCCATGCTGATGAAGGGCGTGTCGGTGGGGCTGATGTTGTGAATCACATCGGCCAGGTCTTCCCGGTTGCCGATGGCGTCAAAGGTCGAGAACCCGTTGGTGGTAAGGGTCATTTGTCTAACTCCTGTTAGGACATTGCAAGGATCGCCGCAGCCGCATCCTCGACGCGGCCCGACTTACGAAGGCGCTGCCTTGCTTTTGCCAGCTCATCTTCTTTGGAGTTCCTGTTGGTCGCCGTGCCGGGCTTCACCACCTTGGGCGCGTCCCGAACCTTCTTTTCGACAGCCGGCTTTTTCGCCATCATCCTCCGGTAGGCCATCGCATCCTTGACGACCTCGAAGTGATGGGCGTAAGCCAGTTGTCCGATTTCGGCATCTGAAAACCCTCGGTCCCGCATTTCCTGTTGAATGTCCCGCACGAGGCTTTCGCGCTGATTGGGGTCACTCCATTCGGGTATGCGTTCCGCCAGCTTTTCCGATTCCTGCCGGATGAGTGCCTGGGCGGCTTGCTCACGTTCGGCGGCGGTCTGCTGCTCGACGCGCTGACGCTCCACGGCAGCGGCTTGGCGCTGCGCATTGGCGCGGTCATGAGCGTCCTTTTGGCGGATGTACTCCACCGGGTCTTCGTCCAACAATTCCGGGGCCGGGGGTTCCGGTCGGGGAATCTGGGACTCGAAGAATTGCAAGGCTTCCGCGTAGCGTTGCCTCTCTTGCGCAACCGCATCCTTAACCGCCTCGGATTCCTTACGGAGCGCGGCGGCTTCCTGCGTCTTGCGCGTGTAATCGGACTGGCGCATGTAGCCTTTAACAAGCTCGTCCTCGGTGACCTCGGCATCCCCCACCTTAAAGGTGCGGGCGGGTTCTTGGACTTCCTCGTCTTGGCCTACATCGTCTGAGGCTTCAATTTCTTCGGCCTCGTCCGTTGCTTCGCCTTCGGGCAATTCCTCCGGCTCGGCGGGCGCTTCCGGTTCGGCCTCTAGGGCCTCCTCTTCACGCCGATCCTCGCTTGCGTCGGGTGCAGCCGGGGGGCTGTCCAACAGGCTCGCGATCTGGTCTGCGGCAGCCTCCAAGCTGCCATCGACACTCCCCTGCGGGTTGGTGTCAGTCATATTGATAAACTCCATCTTGGTTCTGGTTGAACACTGGGAAACCGGCGTCTCACGACGCGGGGGCAAAGTGCCTAACGATTCACAGCCGCGATTTGCTGCCGTGCTAGTTTGCCGCTCTCGATATACGTCTCAAGTTGGCGGCGGACCTTGCGGACAACCTTAATGGCCTCCGCATAACGAAACCGGCCAAGGTCATCGGCCGGCTTACACTCCAAAAGCTTATCGAGGTATTCGACCTCGGACCCTTGGATGATCTCGTTGAATATGTTGTCTCGGAGAAGCAGCGCGGCGGTTTCCGCCAGGCGCGCTTCATCTTCGGGCGTCAACCGACATTGCCCCCGAATTGAACGGGCTGCATCGCGCCGGCCATGTTCTGCTCATGGCGCAAGTTGGCCTCTAGGAACATCTGCTCGCGCTTCAACTGGACCTCCATTTCCATCTGCTCGCGCTTCAATTCCGCGTCCAATTGCATTTGAGCGGTTTTGGTCTGGTACTCCACACTGGCTTTAATCTCGGCCTTCTTCTGCTCAATCTGCGCTTCCATCATGGCCTTCGCCTCTTCCGGATTGCCCTGGGGCTGCTGCTGTTGTTGGCCGTCGCCAGGGTCGGCAAAAAACGGGTCAACAGACTTAAACCCTGCAAGGTTCACCAGCTTCTCAAGCGTGTTGTAGATATGCTTCGGCGTCACCATCCCCACGCCGCCCTGCTCAAGGCCCATAATCTGATAGTTGAGGATCTGATTGAGCATCGCGGACTGGGCCTGCTTGTTTCCGTAGCCCAACCCCACATTAATCGTCACGTCCATTTCGGCGTTCCAGCCGCGCGGGTCCATCGGCACCCATTCATTGCGGAGCCTAATCATGCGCGCCCGGTTCTGGTGGGTCGTGATGATTTTCAGAAGGTTGCGGAATAGGTCTTTAACGCCCGTCTCCGCGAAGATACGCGCAATCAACTCGGCCCGCTGCGCCGTCGCGTCCTGGGCGATGTTCGCCGCCGTCGCGGACTGGTTCTGCAAGGCTTCTGAGTCAACCTGGGTCGTCGGGGAAATGCCCGTCCGCAACTGCTTGGTGCGGTCCAAATGCTCCAGCATGGGGAACGATGCCGACGCCGTGAATGGCACAGCGATTTCACGAGACGTGCCGATTTTCTTGACCCGCTTAATCCCGCCAGGGCGTGAGGTCATAAAGTCGTCCATGTTGACGACGCCACTAATATCAACCTCTTTTTCCGGGTTGTTCGACAGGTACAGGTTGTCGAGCATCTGCCGCATGAGCGTGGAGTTGATAAGCTGCAAGTCCATCACCAGATCGGCAACGGACATGCCAAAGAACTTGTGCGGGGTGCGAACGGGGCAGAGATCGGAGAACGGCACGCGGGAGACTTCCTCCCAATCCAAGAGGGCAACCTGGCCCGTCCCGCCAAGGGAGACTTTCACAAGCTCCGCGATTCCGTCCTTGTTTACGTCAAGCCGGATATAGCCCTCCGTGAACGTGATCTTGTCGGTCGAGCGGTCTTCCGTGCCGCCGCGCGCATCGTCGTATTCCTCATCAGCCATGCGCGTCTCGCGCTCGCCGGTCAGGTAATCCGAATCCCCGTCGTCTCCCAGGGCGTCAACCTTCTGCTTGTCGAAACCCATTTCCAGCAATTCGCTGCGGGTCTTGCGGACACGATGCCCAACGAAGTGCGCGTCCTCGATGGACCTGGCGCGGGTGGAAATCAGGAACTCTTCCGGCGGCACGCCCTCGATGCGCACCCGGCCGTCATCAAACGTATGCGATACCTTCAAGTCATGGAGAACAACGCCCGGCTCGTCTTCGTATTCGTAGGCCGTATGCTCAAGGACTTCGGCACCATCTTCGCCGGCAATAAGGAGGTATTCGTCTTCCGAAAGCCCCTCATAGTTTTCCGTGACGGTCTTTTCCGCCTGCTCCCACCAATGCTTTACAATCCCGACCTTGGAAAGCAGCGCGTCCTTAAACCAGTCGTGGAGGATCAAAAACCCGTTGTTGTCCACGTTGAAAATGTGCTGGATATAATCCGTAGCCTGCTCGGCGGACTGCTCGTCTTCCGGGCCTTTCGGCTCGAATTTCACGACATCGCCGCCAGTGAAGATGCGAAGCAGCGAGGGCATCATCCATTCAACGGCTTCGAGAACATCACGCGATACGACCTGAGACCGACCCGTTACCTCGTCACCGAACGGCTCGCCGTAATAGTATTTCAGGGCGTTTTCGCGCTCGGCCACAATCTCCGACGACGAGAAGCCCACGCTCTCACGGATCGCCGCTTCCGCAGCGCCGCGAAGCTCGTTCTCTGTCATGCCGGTTTTCTTAGCCATTAAACGATTCCCCGGTTGTCATAACTCAATTCTGTTTTCCATGCGTTCCCCGAAGGAACCGCGAAGCGCAGGCACATGATTGCGTAGCGCGTGGCGCTCATAAGGTCGTCGTATTCCTTCACCACCTTGCCGTCCTTGCGGTGGTACAGGCGAAACTCGTCAATCCAGTCGTTAAGGTGGTTGAACACCTTGAAGCGGCCCGTCTGCATACGGTTGAGCATGTCCATCAATCCGGCCTCGACGCCGAACGAGCCGTCCTCGTATTGCGCGCGGTCCTGTAAAAGGTTTAGCCCCTGCTCGCGGTATTGCTCGGCCAGTTGAACGCCGCTTCCCTTGTCGTGCTGCAAGCCATCGTGCGGCCATGCCCAAGGAAGCCACTGCGAACCGTCGCCAGACCGCCCCCAGGCTTTCAATGCGCCCGCATGGACAACCGGCGTTGCCTCCCGCACCTTGTATGCGGCGGTGACGTAAACCGTGTCCGTGTCCCGGTCCCAGGCCAGCTTGACGCCCGCCGTGGGGTGGTCCCATCCGAAGTCCAGCCCGCCCAGTTGAACCCAGTGCGGCGGGATGTCTATCGGGTCGATTAGGAGTGAATCTTCCTCGATGGGGAAGATCCGCCCGCTGCCGAGCGTCGGAATGCCCTTGGCCCGCGCTTCCCTTTCGTGCGGCGGGTAGCTTGCGACAATCGCCGCCGCCTGGTCTTGCGTGTAAATCACACCAACTGCGTCATCTATCGTCGCCCGCGTGACGTGCCTAGACATGCGTCCATTCCATCAGCCGCCCGCCTCGCCTCATCGTCCGTTAAAAACATCCTGACCACTTCGGACATTCCCAAGAGCGGGGTAAATGTCATCATCACAATGCCTGTGGTCGCGTTGGTTCGCGTTAACGCTTCCGTGTAAATGTCCAGGGGACATTCTTCGTCCAGCCAGACCCCGTGCAGGGTTTCGCCCTGCCACTTTTCCCGGCCCTTCTCGTAGGACTTGAAGGCGAGAACGCTCTCGCCCCCGGACACATGCTTGACCACAACGCTGTCCAAGGCATCTGCAATGCCCCGGGCGCGCTGCGTATTCACGATGTCGTCGCCGGGTATAGACCCAGTTCCCCACTCGCTCTCACGCTGCGGCGGGCCTACAAGGATGCGCTGCGGGTTGTCTCGGGTGCTTTCACCCGTCACGCCTGCGGCCCACCACTTAGTCGGCTCTAAAAACCTTCTGCCGGCCCACCAGTCCGGGTAACGCCCGGTTAGGTGCATAGCGACCTCAAACCCGCCGGCCACCGTCTTGCCTAGCTGGTTTCCCGCCATGAACAGGCGTTCGCGGTGTTCTAGTCCCGCGTTATGAAACTCTTTCTGCCTAGTGTAGGGACGATAGGTCCGAAGCTTGTTCCGCGCCTTCCGCCTCGCCTTGATCGCCAGCAGCTCCACCAGTTCCGATTTCAAGGCTGAGGGCGGCGGCAAGCTGCCGGATGCGCTCGTCAAGCTCGGTGTCTGAAAGCTCATCTTCCACCTTGATATTGAGTTCCTTAGGCAGGATCGAGGCAATAACCTTCAAGTAGGCGTCGGGCTTGTCCGTCCGCACCTTCTCGATGGCCTGCACGCCGTTTTCCTTGAAGTCATCATGGAGCGCCGCCAGAAAGGCTTCGCCAAGCTTGTTGCGGCTTCCCTTGGGGCGGCCCGCTGGGTTTCCCGATGAACCCTTTACAAAGGGCACGCCGCGCTGTTTTCCCGCTGTACTTTCAGCGTCCGTCACGGCGCTTATGCTCCATTGCCCTATAGATCAATTCCGCCAATTCTCTCGGCGGCAGTGTTCCCCACTTATTCCAGACGATCATCGCGCCCTCGATCATTTCGTCTGTTACCTTGATGTCAGGCTGCACTTTGTTGGTCCCAAAAGTCTGCGCTTTCCCGGATTTCACATCCGATGTCGATAAGGGTTTCGACTGGCGTCTGGTATCCAAGCGGAAGGTGCTTCCAGATCCTTTTGCGGTCGCTGGCATAATGCCTCGTGCCTTCGGGCTGCGGTCGCGGTGTTATGTTCCCGGCCTTGATGTCGGGCCAGCGAAGATCGAACAGCCTCTCGGCTTTTGCTCTTAGCTTCCAATAGGCGGATGCGAGCGTGTCGCCATCAAAACCTGAATAGGAATGGCCGGCGAGGATGTCGCCGTCGTCTATTCCCTCTGTCACTTGGTGAATCGTCACGCCCTGCGGGGTGCCGTCAACGAAGCCCCACATAACCGGGTCAGCGCCCTTGTTGAATGGCAAGAGTGAAAGGTGGATGTTGATGATTCGCCCCTCGAACGCCTTACAGACGTAAGGGGTGAAAATGTGCCGATAGCCGTATGAGATGATGAAATCGGCGTCCGGGCTCGTCACCGGGTCCGACGTTACCGTGACATCACCTGTCAGCCGACGCGGAAAGTCCCGATAGGTTTTATCCGCGCCGACACAACAGAGAATTTTCACGAGCTTTCGTTGATCTCCAAGACTGCGGCATCACCTTTCTGCACAACTGGCAATTTCGTGATTCGGCGCGGGTTATGAGTTGACGGGCCGGCGGGAGTCT